AGGGACTTCACTTCGGCCAGGGCGGCGAGTACGTCTTCGAGATAAGTCTTTTTCATAATGGAAAATTGAAAGTTGAAAATTGAAAATGAGTTTATGGCAGGATGCTTTTGAACAGGGCTTCCGCCTCCCGTTTCAGGATGCGTTCCAGCTCGGGGCAGGCTCCCAGAAACTGACGCTGGGGGATGCGCATCATCCGTTTGTGTGCCTTCACCTGAACCGTATTTCCCTTCTTGGTGCGGCGGTCATGGGCGGGAACGACGACACTGCCCGTGAAGCCTTCGTTGTGCACCCGGGCATAAGGCACCTTGCTGTTTCCCGCCGAAATGACGACCTTATTCGGAGTGACCTGAGCCACCCGGATGCTGTTAAGCAATGCCCCGCTCCTCACCATCAGCGTGCCCCGTCGGGGCTTGTATTTGGAGCTGACGGGCTTCCAGGGCTTGCCGTCGAAGGCTTTCTCGGAAAAACGGGTGCGGCTGTATTCGGCGGCTTCCTCGGCCATCACTTCCGGCAGTTCATTTTCCATCACCCGCTTTATTTTCTGTGCAAGTTCATCGGTTGCATTCATTTTTTTCTCTTTTTATTTGGTGATTGGGATTTTTGTTGTACTTTTGCCCACGCTCGATACTTACATAATTCTTGGGCAAATAATAATACGATATTATTTTGAACAGGATATAAAGGAATGCCCTCTATGGTGGCCGTGCGGAAACAATCGGCGACTTCATACGCCCGTCGTAGTAAGTGTCGAGCACACCTACGGAGGGCTTTCTTTTTATATCACAATTCTTATCAATATGCTCGACAATAAGAATTTGATTGAACTCGTCCAAGTGGACGGCAAAGAACTGGCTATCGAACGCCAGAGCGAAAACTGTTGGGTAAACCTTACCGAAATGGCGAAACAGTTCGGGAAGCGTCCTGTTGACTGGTTGAAGCAACAGTACGTGAAAGATTATCTGCAATCTCTTGCGGACGAAATCAATGAGCAAAGGCAGAATTCTTCCTTTGCTTCCGTCCAAAGTGACGTTTGTCACTTTACTCCTATCACTCCTGAAGACTTGATAATCGTCCGAAAAGGTGGAGGTCGAAAAGGCGAAGCCGGTACATGGTGTACCGATTACCGCATAGCCATGCGCATTGCCCAGTGGCTTGACACCCGTTTCAGCGTTAAGGTTGATACACTCCTTGTCCGCATCGCCAACGGTGAATTGATAGTGAACGACAGCAGCCTGTTCCGTCTGGGTGGCGAACAGTGGGTAAGCTGCAACGACTACTGCAAAGCCTTCGGAAAGTCCATGCACTCTTTCTATGGATTGATAGGTAATTATCCCCAATCTTTCTGCAACTGGAAAGGACAGTGGTACATGAGCCGCCAGCTTTTCGGAATGAAGGAAATACAGGCACGGTTTGAAGACCGCCGCACCGAGTTGCGCAGCCAAGGGGACAAACGCCAGCTTTCCATCCAGTTTCCCGAAACAGAACCAAACGGAAAGGAGGACTGAGCCATGAGAGCAAGCTACGACATGACCCGCCTGGAAGGCGTGGTGGCGGACAACACCCCGAAAGAACTGGCTTCCGCCCTGCAGGCCATCCTGCTCGACTCCTGCGTGTACTACACCGATGCCGTGGGCCGCGGCATGCCCAACAGCACGGACGCCGAAAACATCATGTTGGTGCGCCAGTTGCTGGAAGCGCTTCAGGAAACCCATCAGAAGTAGAAAAACAAGCAGCATAGCGGTTGGTTTTAAAAGAATTAATTGTATATTTGTCACTGTTCTGACAATGGACTAGATGGATCCCTACCTTGGTTTGGAGGGGGGCGGCCGCAAGAAATGGAAATACGCAAGGTTCAGTCAGAAAAATTCAAGTTGAGGTGTAACACCGGCCATCCAATCCGGGCGGGCGGGGAACCACGGGATGGCTCCCCTTTACGGCGCGGACGGACGCAAGGATGCACCTCAGCGCTTTTTTATTACCAGCAGTCCCCTTCGGCGCATGTCCCATATCCTTTTCTTCATGTAGGCGATGGTTTTCCCCTTCAGGTTGGTCTGCATGACGTACCAGGTCTTCAGCACCAGTTCCTCCCCCTCGATGCGGTAGTTCACCGTCATTACCTCGTCCCGGTAGAACTTCAGCAAGCAATAGGTGTTCAGTTCGTCCGACTTGATTTCGTTGTTGAGCCACACCTCGTCCGGGTGTTGGAGGGTGTCCAGCATGGCATCCCACAAGGCAATGCGGTTGTCACGTCCCTTGGCCGTGGTGTGGCTGAAGAACTGTTCACGGCCTATCACCACCGTGCGACCGTCGTAGTCGGTCAGGCTGATGCGTCCGTCCACGGCATTCTTCTCCCAAAACAGTTCCGCATCGCGTTCCACCACCGGAGGCATGTCGGTCTGTGCCTCCTCCTTCATCTGCTGCACGGTGGGCAGCTTCCAGCGGTCGGCAGTGAGCTTCTTCAGGTAGCTGACCGAATGTTCGGGGAACTTGCGGATGTACATCTGGTCGGCGGTGAAGATCTGTGCCGTGTCGCAGCGGTTCACGCCCCAACCCTGTGCGGCCAGCTGCTTCCATTCTTTGGTGTCCAGATAGTCAAGTACCCGCCGGCGCATTTCCTCCCAGTCCACTCCTTCCACCTGGTGTGCCATCCGGCCCCGCACGCGGCATCGGCAGTTCCATCCGTTGGGCGGGTATATCTTGTTCCAAAGAGGGTCGCTCTCCGGCAGTATCACTCCATGGAGCTTGCGGTGCTGTTCGCGCACCCGTCCGTCGGCCACGGTGAGATATTCCCAGAAGGGGAAGACCTCTTTTTTGCTCCGCAGACGCCGGTAGTTCTCTGTAGATTCCGCCGTCAGCACCGCCGTGTCGTACTCCGTACGCTGCCAGGTGTCGTTGAACGCCCGGGCCACCTTCTCCGCCTTGCGCCGGAAGTCGTTGTAGTTCTTCGCCTCGCGCAGCAGCCGGTTCAGTTCCTGCACCTCGGCCAGCGTCTTGGCCGCGGAGAAGTGGAACAGATTCGTCTCGAGGGCAGTGCGGAACACGTCATCCGGGGCATTGTAGGCAAAGCCGGTGTCGAGGTTCTTCACATCGTGTTTGAACACCGTTTGAACGGCCCGTAAAAAGTCGTCGGTGAAGTAGCGGAACAGGTCGGGTGAGAAGAAGTCCTCGCCGTTCCACACCTGCTTCAGCGTGCGCAGGCTGATGTCGTCCGTGTCACTCATGCGGATTGTTCCAGCCCCGCCCCGAGTCGGGGCCGGAACGAAAAAACGCATCATGCGTTGCCACCAGTGCAGGTCGGCGTTCCGCACGGGCGGGTCGTCGTCCTCCTCCGGATCCTTGGGCGGTTCCTGCGGTGCGGCAGGCTTCTTCCCGTCCGGCCCGGGTTCCTGCGGACGCGATGCCGGGCCCAGCACCGCCTCGCCGTCGGCAGGCTTTGGTATGCCGTATTTGTCGTACGCCCAGTCCTGAGGAATAGGCAGGATGGACGACAATGTGCTGAGGTCGGTGACGCTGATTTCGTCCTTCTTGTCCACGAAGCCGAAGCGACCGCCCTGCACAGGATAGCCACGCGCCTCAAGCAGCGGCACCAGGTAGGTGTTGAGCATGCGGATAACGAATCGGCGGTCACTGCGGTGCTTTTTCTCCTGCACGGCCAAATGCACCTGGCTCTGGCTGAGCGAAGCACCGTCACGGGTGGTCATGGTCTGGCCCAGGATGGTGATGAGTATTTCTTCATTGCAGGCCGTGCGGAAGTCATTGTAAAGTGCGCCGTTCACCGAGCCGCTCATCATGGAGGTCTCAATCTCACTCTCCTTAGGGACAACGAGGTAGGACGCGCTGCCCGCCGTCTCGAAAGCCTGGATGAGCAGGCGGCGGCTGGCATCGTCCATGCTGTTGTACTTGCCGATGCGCTGCGGCATGCCGAAGAGTTCCACGAACTGCGACCAATCTCCGAAGCCGCCCCGCTTGTAGATGACGTAAGGGGCTATCTTGAGCAACAGGCCGAGGTCATCGTCGCGTCCCCACTGGATGACCATGGGGTCGTCGGCATAGCTAATGCCCTGACTGTCGCCCAGCTGGCGCACGATGATTTTTTCTTTCGGGCGGATGTTCTTGCGGGGAATACTGCAGAAATCGAACGTCGGCAGGAAGGAGAACTCGTCCACCGTGATGCCCCAGAAGCGGCTCCACATGATATCCTCAAGCAAACGCTCGAAGGGAAGGCTGTCAATGAGTTCCTCCATTGCCTCCACAATGCTACCGTCTGGGTCGGTGAAATGGATGTCGCAGTCGGTAATGGCTTCGATGCGTTTGCTGATGGCGTCGGTTACGGTGCCGTCTATCAGCACATCCTCGTACAGGTCGTAGAGCGGCCAGCGGATACCGATGTCCGCACTGCGCAGCGCGCTCTTCCAGGAACCGATGTCGTTGATGCGGCGCACCACCGGAGCGACGGTCAGGCTGCGGTATATCGGTGTCTCGATTTTCCTGTTCGAATTCGTTTCCTTTTTCGTTTTCTTGCGTACCATAATTCTTCATTTTTAATTCTTCATTCAAAAGTGATGGTCATGCCTGGGGTTGCTCCCATAGTCCAGCCCTTTGCGGCAGAAAGGCGACGTGCATCCGGACGTCGTCGTGTCGGACAGTGTGGGCAGGTTGGGATTGTTCCGGTTCTGGTTGTTCTCCAACCACTCGATGGCCCGGTTGTACCGCTTCTCGCGCAGGTCAAGGTCTACCCCCGCATTGCACAGGTTGACGAAGTGCCAGGCAGCGATGTCCTTGATGAAGAGCAGCAGGATGGCGTTACGCCGGTCTCCGGTAGCCGAAAATATTTTCTTGGTATCGTACTTAGTGAGATAACCACTGGCCTCCTCAATAGCCGCGTCGATAGCGGACAGCATGGCGGCATCATCGCCCCGGCTGATAGTCTCTATATTTTCCTGGTAGATATGGGTGTACATATCTTCAATATCTAAATATGCCATATTAATTGAGAATTGATAATGGATAATTAAAACCTAATGCCTAATGCCTGACACCTAAAACCTTTTCCTATTTCCGTTCCGGTGCCCCACCCATACGCTGGTCTTCTCTACCTTTTGCGCCAGCATCTGGCACATGTAGTAACCGCCTTCCACTGCATCGGGTCCGTCAGCGGGGGCAGGCAGGCCGTCGTCGAAGAGGTTGAACTGCTCCTGCAGGCGGAGCATGTGCGGGTTGTCCTTCTCGCGGATGTTGAACACCAGCCGCCCCGCCCGATGGACGGGCTCCAGGTTGCCCTCGATGCGGGCAAACTTCTCCGGCTTCTTCCGTTCGTCGGGGCTGATGTTGATGTAGAAACCGCGCTCCTTGCCTTTCTGCAGGAAGATGGGTTTGAACACCTGTTCGTAGAAAGGATCCTGCAGCGTATTGTTCTCGATGAAGCAGCGGAGCTGGGACCGTTCGTGCACGTAGTCGCGGAGGTAGTAGTACCAGTTGACGAACTCGTCATTGGTTACGTGCTGCAGGTAACAGGTATAAACGTAGAGCGTGCCTTCGTACAGACCCAGCAGTACGTTGGACTTGAACGAGTTTTGCGCGGCCTTCTTGCTGACCTTGTTGCTGTAGGACGGATCACCGTAGCTGACGACGTACTTCAGCTTGTGCAGCGGCGGGCATTCGCCCCACTTGATGTCGTTGAAGTAGCGGCCTTCCACCACGGGGTTGTTGAAGCATTCCTTCTGCGCACTGGCCATGCTGACCTGTGCCAGCACTTCGTCCACCGTCTCTTCGCTGTTCTTTTCCGGCCACACAGACCTTCCACTCTGGTAGTCGGCCAGCGGGTCGGGACGGTTCACGTCCACCATGCGGATGTTGATGATGTCCCAGTGGCCGAGCGGCTTGGGTCGTTCGGACAGCTCGCGTGCCTTGTTACCGGCACGCACCACGCAGCAGTCGCGGGCGATGATGTTGCCCGTCCAGATGGTCAACAGCGACTCGCTGATGGAACGGGTGAAGTACAGGGCGTTCTCGAACCACTGCCACTTGTTGTTCAGCACCTCGATGTTGCGGCACTCTTCGTCGGTGTCATAGTCATCCAGGAGCAGCAGGTCGGGGCGCACCTCGTCGAGCTTCACGCCACGGGGCGACTGTCCCCAACCCATAGCCATGAAGGAGGCACGGTTAGTGAGCACGAAATAGTCTTCTGTCCACTTCGGCCCGCGCAAGTCGCCGTAGAAATACTTCAGGCGTTCGTTGGCCTCGATCTGTGCCCGATAGACGCCCAGCAGTTTGACGGCCGCGTCGCTGGTGGCCGAGGCCAGAATGACGACGCGCTTGTTGCGGCGGACGATGACCAGGTAGAGCACGGTCATCATGACGATGGTACTCTTGGCCAGTTCACGTGCCCAGGACAGCACCTCGTACCAGTTGCCGTCGCTGTGGCCGATGATGCGACGGATAGCCTTCTTCTGGAACTCGGCGAACTCGTACTTGGCAAACTTGTAGAACATGAAGCGCATCCACTCCAGCGGACGGGCTTCGAGGTAGCGCAGCTTTTCGGCACGCTCCGCGTCGGTCATGGTGAAGTCCACCGCGGTGTGCGTACGGATGGTACGGAGGAATTCTTCCCAATCCTCGGCCAGCTGCCTGTTTTTCCCGGTGAGTCTTTGTACTGCCATATCAGCGGAGCCTTTCTTTAATGAATTCGTCAAACCATTCGCTCATCTCCACGGCCTTGGCGGCATCCTTCCTACGCATCCACGTGAGCATCTGCTTGCTGACGGAGATGATATCGGCAATACCATAGTCGCCTTCCAGCTTGCTGATGGCCGAAGCCAGCTTGTTGATGGCATCGGCCTGGGCGGGCGTGGCATACTTGGTGTCGCTCTCGGCAATAGACTTGTTGATTTG